GCGAGAGTATTCATCTAATTCGAAGTCACAGCACCCGTTGGGTATGGCGGTGGATATTCAGGTGCCGGGCGGTAACTACTTTGAGATTGCCAAGGCTCTTGCTGCTACTCTTGTTTTTGATCAACTCATTCTCGAATATGAAACTGATCGCAGAGTGAACGGTGCCCCTGTAACTTGGATTCATATTTCATTCAACCAAAACGGTAATCGCAAGCAAGTGTTTACCATGAACAACCATAAGAGAATTTCCGAGTTCGGAGTATTGAAGGTAGTAACTTAATTGCAACAATTAACGTCACGACAAGAGAATTTACAGATTTTGATCTAGGGTTTGCAATACACCCTATCAGCAAAAATCTGTCGCTCAAAAAGAATCAGAATGCGATTAAGCAATCTGTTCTTAATCTTTTGCGTATGAAAAAGGGTGATAAGCCACATCACCCAGAAATATATTCTCCAGTTGGTGACTATCTATTTGAAAACCTTTCTGCAGCAACGAAATTGGTACTTGAAGGTGAAATATACGACTTCCTTACTCTCTATGAGCCTCGAATTGATATCACTTCGGTGAAGGTTGCATATCCCGATCCAAACTCAATTGATGTTACCGTGAATGCCGTGATAGTCAACACAACTACACCTGTCACAATAAATACTCTAATAGAACGTTTACGCTAAATAAAAATGACAACACCTTCCGCAAATTTAGACTTTGACAGTATTAAAAGCAATCTGATTGCTGCGATTAAAGCCGACCCTACTTTCACTGATTACAATTTTGAAGGTTCTGCGTTAAATGCTCTGGTTGATATACTGGCTAATAACACATTCAACAATGCATTCTTAGCCAGTGCTGCCCATGCCGAAAACTTTCTTGACTCCGCACAGCGTAGGTCAAGTGTGGTGTCTCGTGCAACCGAAATGGGATATACACCACAATCTGCAGTATGCTCTACAGCCTACGTTGATATCGTTGCTGAGAACGTGTCTACATCTGAGGTATTGCCACGTGGATTAGCTTTCACCAGTACCAACGAAAACGGTACATACACATTCAGCGTAGCCGAAGATATTAGCTCTGTAACAAATGGTGCCAATCAAGAATTCAAGAATGTGAAACTGGTTGAAGGTGTGTTGACTTCTAACACTTTCACACTTGATCCATCAACAAATATTCGCTCTATTTTTACGATCCCTAATGCAGGGATTGACACATCTACACTGCGTGTTTTTGTTCGCTCTTCTATTAATGCGATTGACAGAACAGAATACAAACTTGCTGATCTGGAATATGGTCTGACTGGTGAGGATGAAGTATTCTTCTTACAAGAATCATATGCTGGCCTGTTCCAGATTTACTTTGGGAATAACGTTGTTGGTAAGCAACCTGCTACCGGCAGTATTATCGAAGTATCTTACTTTTTGACAAAGAATTTTTCAGCACCAAACGGCTGTCGCCTGTTTACCTTTGATGGGAATATTGACTCCGCTACTGCAGTTAATGTGAACACTATTCAAGTTGCTGTTGGTGGTGATTTGAAAGAATCTATCGAGTCTATCAAGCTGAATGCAAAGAAGTCAAATAGCGCTAAGAAGCGTTATGTGAAAGAGTCTGATTATGAATTGGCTCTGAAAGAGAATTTCGGCTTTATTAAGGCTGTTTCTGTCTGGGGTGGAGAAAAGAATGTTCCACCTGTATATGGTAAGGTATTCTTTTCGATTCAACCAAAATCCGGCTTCACTATCTCTGACACAATCAAGAGGGATGTTTTGACTCCTGCTATTCGTGCGAATGCGGTCATCAATGCAATCCCTGAGTTTGTTGATCCTGAGTATTTGCTTATCGAATTTTCGTCGTTGGTTAAATTCAATCAATCCAAGACAACCACTACAAAGTTGGCAGCAAAGGCGTTGGTGAAGAATAGTATTGATTCGTATGTTGGATCGATTGCGACATTTAACAAGGATTACATTAATAGTCAGTTGATTAAGAGTGTGTCGAATGTTGACCCCGGCCTTGTCGGAGTGAGTATTTCCAAGCGTGTCGGCTTCCGTGTATCCCCACTGATTGCCGTTAAAACCTATTACACCCGCTCTATTCACAATACGATTAAAAACGGCACAATCAAGAGTACCAAATTCAATGTACTTCATGAATCTTCCGCAACTCCAGTCGTTATCAAAGAAGTGGTTGGCTCTGATTCTGTGATTACCATTAAAGGTGTAACACAGACTATCAAAACATTGGCTTTGTTTAATGATACTGGTGAACAAATTTCCACTATCGGTACAGTCAATTTGAATACTGGTAAATTTGAGTTTTATATCGATATCCTGTCATACATTACATCAAACAGATTTGTTCAAATCATGTGTGAACTGGTATATGAAGATATCAATGCGGCTCAGAACCAGATCATTACACTGGATGAAACAGTTTCGGAAGATACCACAATCGGTTTAGCAACAAATAATTTTGTTGAAATTGAAAATTACGAACGTTAATGAAAACTTCTGAAATTATTAAAACACAGATACCGGAACATATTGTTTCGGATGCCCCTCTGTTTGTTGCTTTTGTTGATGCATATTACAAATATGTTGATACGGCAACACAGGGGCATGGTCAAATTCAAAACTCGCTTGTAAATAGTGATGTTGACCTATGCGATGAATCATTTGTAAATGATTTTTATGCTATGTATGCAAGCAACTTACCGAGAGAAGTTGCTATGGATCGGCGCAATTTCATTAAGATTTTGCGGTCTATTCATGAGGCGTCTGGTACAGAAAAGGCGCTTCGTTTGGCGTTTCAGGCGATATTCAATGACACTGTGAAGGTGTCGTTCCCGGGCGAGGCTCGACTGAAAACATCTGACGGTGTTTGGATTCGTGAAAAATATATTACCCTCGATACTAAATTCGGCTCTATCCCTGATGGCGCTATCAAAATGTCGTTTAGTAACAGCTTGGGTGATTTTTCGTTTGAAACTACTCGAACTGAAATTATTGGTACAACTGTTAGATGTTACTTTCAATCTTACACAAAAATTACATTTGATGAAGGTCAGCGTGTTTTCCATTACGATGCAAATGGAAATATGGTTTATGCGGGTGATTTGGTTAAATCTCCATCGTTTTTGAGTATTGTGTCTCCGGGCCGTGACTGGCAAGTCGGACAAGTGGTGGTTATTCCCGGCATCAACCAAAACACTATCGCACGTGTCACCAGTATTAATGCTATTGGTGGTATTACTGGTGTTGAAATTGTTGAATACGGTAATACACACATCGATGGTCAAGTTATTACCGTTTCACCATATCCTAATAGACCTGCATCGTCTGCTATCGTTGTAGATACAGTGTTGACACAAGTAACACCACCAATATACTCTCATACCATTAGTATTGCTGAATATATTGACAATCTATCAGAAAGTGTTGTTGGTATTTCTGATAGTCTGAGTGTTAATTCATATTTTCTTGAAGATTATGTTGAATCATATGTTGGTCATACTACGTTTTCTCAACAGATTAACAGCACAGTTTATAGCACAACAGAAGATACTGGTAGCTTGACTATTGAAGAATGGTTAGCATCACGTGCAACTCTTTCATATCAATATGGTGATGTGGTGACACTGCGTGGTTATTATCTGAATGAGCAGGGTCAGATTTCTAATCAATCTATTAAACTGCAGGATAACTACTTCTATCAGGCATTCTCGTATTTGGTCGAGACTTCTCAGGACATTTCTCAGTATGAGTCTCTATTAAATATTACACATCCTGCCGGTAGCAAACAATTCTCAGATTTGTCAAAATCCGGTAATCTGGAAATTTCAATTACCCCAAGTAGAGAGATAACCTCTATCTGAATCCAATAATATGATCACAGAACAAATAAAAATAGTCGGTACTCCGACATTTAAACTTTATGATGCGGATGGAAATCTGAAGCATGAGTTTACCAAGAAAAATATGATTGTTGCCACCGGTATCAATTGGATTGTTTCGCGTCTGAAATCAAACACTGCTGCGACTATGACTCATATTGCAATTGGTGGTAATGCTACTGCACCTTCGCTTGGTAATACGGCACTGTTGTCTGAAATTTCAAGACAGATAATGACCCCTGCTGGTGGAACTTTGTCAGGTCAGTCGATTATCTATAATGCAGCATTTCCGCCGGGCGTCGGCACTGGTCTGATTTCTGAAGCAGGTGTTTTTAACTCCAATACTGGTGGAACCATGATGTCTCGGGTTGCGTTCCCAACTTTCACAAAAGCTGCTGCTGACACTCTGACTATCGAGTGGGCATTTACACAGGGTTAATATGAGTATTTCTATTAGACGCGATTTTCACACAGATTTAGCAAATACTGTTGCTGAAGATATCCAATATCGTAGGGCTAACTATTTCTACTTTTTAGGTAAAGTCGAAACTTGGGGTGGGACAGATACCGCACCTGTTGATATCGAAATTGATTCTGATTACGAGAATACAAAAATTCGCGCAAATCTTCTTTTTATCAAGAAAATAACTGCAGGTGATATTTCTTTTGTGTCAAAGCGGTATAATTGGACAAGCGGCACAGTTTATAATGTATGGGATCATACCATCAATATGCAGAACTTACCTTTCTATGTGGTAACTTCTACAAACGATGTGTATAAATGTTTATCAAATAATGGTGGCGTGGCTTCTACGTCACAACCATCTGGTAAATCATATTATCACACGGCAACGGCTGATGGCTACATCTGGAAATTCATGTATACGATCCCTTCGTTTAAGGTATCGAAATTTATGACTTCTAGTTTTATTCCTGTGCAGAAATCTCTTTCCGATAGTTTCTATTCGCGTGGTGCTGCACAATTTGTCAGTATTGTGAATGGTGGTACTGGTTACACTGCTGGCCCTGCAACGTCAATTACAGTCTCGGGTGCTACAACTGGCTCCGGTGCTGTTGCTAGTGTCACAACAGGTATTGCAGGAACCATCACAAGCGCTACTGTGACAAATGGTGGTACTGGTTACACTGCTGGTGTAACACTGTCTGTTAGCTCTTCTGGCGGCTCTGGGGCAATATTGACTCCAGTGATTGTAGGCGGTGTGGTCACAGATATTACGGTCACATCATCGGGTGTTGGATATAGTTCTGGTGAGTCGGTTCAGTTCAATACAGGCGGTGCCAGTCTTGTTGCTTCGGTAGATAGCGATGGTACTATTCAAAATGTTATCATCAAAAATGCAGGTAGCGGTTACTCTGGTACCGTGACATTAACTGTAAACTCTGCTACTGGTACAGGAAAGTATGGTAACCCGACAGCGTTGTTGAGTGCAGTTGTTTATCAGGGTAGTATTAAGCATGTGAATATTGTTGACCCGGGCGTCGGTCTGGTATATCAATCCGCAACCACAATCACTGTCACTGGTGATGGTACTGGCGCATCTTTCACACCAATTGTTGATGGTGGTGAGATTATTGATGTGATTATTGAAAATGCCGGTACTGGTTACAGCACAATGAAACTGCAGGTTGTTGGTTCAGGTTCTGGCGCAGTGTTGGAAAGTGCTTTGACGACTTCTGATTACACATCAACACAGTCGATTGTGGAGCAGACTACAACGCCCGGCGCAATCTACCACATCAATGTTGTAAATGGTGGCAATAACTACTCTCCATCCACTACCGTTTCTATCGACGGTGACGGTACCGGTGCCACTGCAGTTGCGACCATTGTTTCTGGTGTGATTACAAAAATTACTATGACTTCGTTTGGTTCAAACTACACATATGCTAACGTAGTGGTCACAGACCCGCTTAGAACCCTCATAGGAAGCGTTATCAATGTGTCGGCATATGCTTGCCTACCTCCACTTAAAGGACACGGCTATGACGCTGTTAGTGAGCTTTACGGGGAAACTCTGGCTATCAACTCTTCGTTGCGTCAAGAAACAACACTGAATGCTTTGCTTCAAGATTATCGTCAGTTCGGTATTATCAAAAATCCTAGCCAGCTATACATCAATAGCGTATATACCGGTGATGTTGATTTGATTGCATATGATGTTCAATTCAGTTCTGTTTTGAATCTGATTGTGGATGAAGTTTTGCTGCTGAATAACTCTCGATTCCGAGTAGTCGGCATTGATGGGAATAACGTTAAATTACAGGCGTTGGGTACAAAGTTGATCACACCTTTGGGTACTCTGGTTGCTGAGAGTAATGGAACACGTAGCTATAACGCAATTCGAGTTTTAGATTACCCTAATGTCAATAAATACTCAGGTAAGCTGCTTTATGTGGCTGATGAAAATCCTTTCTCGTTTACTGCAGAACAGGGTATCGCAATAAAAACATTCTTAAAGTTCTAATAAATGACTATTGATATCGCAGCACAACCATACTATGACGACTTTAATTCGTCTAATGGGTTTCATCAAATTTTGTTCAAGCCCGGCATGTCTGTACAGGCCCGTGAACTCACGCAAATTCAATCTATCATGCGTGATCAGGTGGCGAAATTTGGTGGACATATTTTCAAGCACGGTAGCGTGGTGTTGCCCGGCAACTCTAGCAGTGATTTGAACATTTGCTATGTAAAACTTGCATCGACTACAACCGATCCTACCACACTAATCGGCAAAGAAGTTGTTGGTGGTACAACTGGCTTACGTGGTCTGATTCGTCACGCTGTTGCTCAAGGTGCAGAACCCGCAAAACTCTACGTTTCTTACTACAACACAGGCTCTGCTGGACAGGCTCTTTTTGCTGATGGTGAACCACTGGTAGTGTCTGGTACGACTGCCACCTTTAACGTAGCTGCAACGGGTGCTACTGGTGCAGCATCTATGGCTATGATCAATAAGGGTGTGTTCTTTGTTAATGGCACGTTTGTTGAAGTTGCAAAACAGTCAATTGTGATTGCTGATACGGCAACGCCTTCTGCACATGTGTTGTTGAAAATTGATGAAACTGTGGTCACTTCTGACACCGATGAAAGTTTGTTAGACCCTGCACAGGGATATAACAACTATGCTGCGCCCGGCGCGGATCGATTGAAGATCAGCCTCACATTAACTACTCTCCCACTTGGGACAAGTTTTGGCAGCGATTACATCGAAATTATGCGTTTTGATGAAGGTGTTTTGCTCGAACACCTACGCTATGCAAAATACAATGAATTGGAAAAATCACTTGCTCGTGTGATTAGTGATGAATCTGGTGACTACGTTGTAAATGGTATGCGAACTACTGCACGTGAACATCTGAAAACTGATGTGAATGGTGGTAGATATTCCAATGGTGATGTTGCAAAAATGATTTACTCTGTTGGTTCGGGTAAAGCATATGTTAGTGGATTTGAAACTGAGATTTTATCTGTTGTTGAACTGATTGTTGATAAGGCTCGTACTGCACAGCATGTTGTGACAACGACAACCAATTTGGTTCCATCATTTGGACAGTACATTTATGTGACCGACTTGGTTTCACTTCCAGATTTTCTTCGCCGTGAACAGATTTCTCTTTATTCGGCAAAAACTGGTGGCACTGTCATTGGAACAGCAAATGCAGTTGCAATTTCATATGTTGAATCCAATACAACAGATTCAAATGCGATTTTTAAATTGTTTGTTACTGATGTAAAATTTACATCTGGTTCTATTTCTGATGTTGGTCGTGTTACATATGCGAGTGGTTCCACTACGGTACTTCAGAAAATGACAGTATCTCCAACATCTGCAGTTGATTTTGTTCTCAATGAAGTTGTAACTTCCGGTGTACGTGCATCTACGGTTCATAAATTTACACGTGCAAACGGATCGCTGTATCTTTTCAAACATGCTGCAGCGACTTCTACTGTTGTTGCTAATGACACGATTACTGCACCTTCAACTGCAGCGGGTAAAATCCTATCAAGTGAAATCTTGGGTAGAAACTCTCAAGATAATATGCTGGTTCAACTACCTTCATATTCTACATATAAGATCAAAAATGCTAGTGGTGTTTCTGATATTTTCTACAAGATTTATCACAAAACATCGGTGAATATTACTGGTGGTGCAGGATCATTCTCCGTCACTGGTATGACAATTGATCCAAAAGCAACAGGAACTTTCTTGATTACTTCTGCTGCCGGTGTTCATCCACTTTCAACAGCTACTGTTTCGCCTGATGGTTTGTCCGTTACTTTTGCTGGTATCACTCCTGCAACAACTACACTTCAGGTTGTTTGTTCTGCGACAAAAACCGGCGCATCTGGCGCACCAAGAACTAAAACTCTTGTTAGCAATTTCTCGCAATCTGGATTAACACCGAGTGCAACAGTTGCACTTACTATGGCTGATGTTATCAGAATCAAGTCTGTAGTTTCAACAGTTGATGGTGATGTGACTTCACGATTCAAATTGGATACAGGTCAGCGCGATTATGCATATCTGCGCGGTGCATTGATTCTTACAGGTACACTACCAACAGGAACTCTTACTGTTACGTATGATTACTTTAATCATAACTCTGGTTCCGGTGATTACTTCTCAGTTGATTCCTATGAATCTTCTGGAATGACTGACTATTTTGAATCAAGTACATTGAATTTTATTTCTCCTTCTACGAACAAATATTACGATTTGCGCGATTGTTTGGATTTCCGTCCACGAGTAGGTACTGATGGCACATTCTCTGGTACGGGTAATTCTGTGGTTCCAGTACCAATCATTGATTCGAGAATTACAACAAGTTTGCAGCAATATGTAGGTAGAACTGATGTTATTGTTATTGCAAAGGGTGGAGAAATTTCTGTTATTTCCGGCACACCTGCACTAAAACCAGTTAAACCATATGTGTCAAGTGAATTTTTACAACTTGCTACAATATCGGTTCCACCATATACATATGCAGCTAAAGATGTATCAATTACCAAAATTGATAATCGTGGTTATACCATGAAAGATATTGCTGCTATTGACAACAGAATTTCAAAAATTGAAGATTTGGTTTTACTTTCTCAAGCAGAATCAAGTGCTGTAAATTATGACATTATTGATGCGACAACAGGTTTGTCTCGTTTCAAATCTGGATATTTGGTAGATTCATTTACTGATTCTGAAAAAATTGCAGACATTTATTCTCCACAATTTCGTGTTGTTTATATGTCCGAGAAAATGATCCCATCATTTGAGACTATTGATATCCCATTAACTGTGACTTCAAATAGTGGTCAAGTAACTGGAAATGTTGTTACTCTGCCATATACAAATACAGTTCTAGCAAAACAACCAATGTCTTCACGTGTTACAAATATTAACCCATTCTCGGTATTTTCGTGGAAGGGTGATATGAATTTGGTTCCAAATAGTGATACGTGGGTTGAAGTGGTTGATTTACCGCCGAATTATACATCATCTGTTGAATTTGTGTCAGTTCCTCGTCCAACTCGGGCATTCTTGACAAGTTCTTGGTCTTCTAACTCATTTTTAAATGGTCGGTTTTCTTCTGGTAGCAATAACAATTAAATAAACCATAAACTTAGAGAAAATTAATGGCAACAAGACAAGTATCAACTAGAAATTTAGTGGGGTTGACCTCACTATCTTTTATTCGCCCACAGGTAATCACGTTTACTGTTTCAAATAGTAAACCAAATACTAGAATGTACCCATTCTTTGATGGGATCGATGTTAGCGCATATATCACCCCTACTGGTGGTAGCATGGGCGGTATTCTTACAACTGGTGCGGATGGTAGAGTATCGGGAACATTTTCAGTCCCTGCTATGACGTTCAATACTGGTGAGCGAGAGTTTAAGGTTCAGGATACCGCATCATATGATGCGTCGAGTATCCCTGGCTCAACTGTTGGTTCTGCTGTTGGTAAGTTTACTGCAGTTGGTATGAAGGAAACATACCAGACCACAATCAATACGATTACTACGATTGAGGTTCAGGAGCCCGGCGAGGGTGGTGGTGGTGGTGACCCATTGGCACAATCATTTTTCACTTATGGTGTGACTGGTGGTTGCTTTATTACCGGAATTGATATTTTCTTTCAATCCAAGGATGCTTCACTTCCTGTTACTCTTGAATTGCGTGAAATGTCCAATGGATATCCATCAGCAAATCGAGTTGCAAAACAATCCGTAGTTACACTTCCTCCAGCAAGTGTTTCTATTTCAAATAATGCATCGGCTGCAACACGCTTCACTTTCTCACAACCAATTTACTTGGAAGAAGATAAAGATTATTGTTTTGTTCTACTGACTAACTGTAATACATATCAGGTGTGGACAAGTAAACTGAGTGAAAAATCTGTTGAAACAGGTGGTACTATTTTTGAACAACCATTTATTGGTTCATTGTTCAAATCGGAAAATAATATCACATGGTCAGCAGAGCAGACGGAAGATATCAAATTTACATTATATAAAGCCAATTTCACTCAAACATCGGCTGATATTACTTTTAAAGCAACTTCACCCAAAGGATTACTTTACAGTGATTATATGAGTGTGGTGAGTGGTTCACCTGTTGTTACGCTGGCATTACCATTTCAGCATGCACATTCTACTGGAGAAAAAATCTATCTGGAAACTGGTGTTACTGGTGGAACATTCCGTGGTGTTTCAAATGCAACAATGATTGATCCTGCTGGCTATAGCGTAACTGTGTTGGATCAATACACACTGACATTTTCTGTTGGTACAAATTTTACATCGTCTGGAAATCTGACTGCTTCCGGTGGTCTGGATCGAGTTGATGTTGATGCAACAGGTTCTGGTTATGTTTCTCCAACACTTAATTTCTCAGGTGGTGGCGGTACTGGTGCTGCAGCAACAGCAGTGGTTGTGGGTGGAAAAATTGTGGGTGTTACCGTAACAAATCGTGGTTCTGGTTATACATCTTCACCTACAGTAATTGTGACGGATGCATCCGGTTCTGGTGCAGTTCTGGTTCCAATTTCAGAAGGTACATTCATTACTTCTTTCAATAGAAAATTTCAGAATGTGACTCCGATCATTTATGCTGACACTGTTGGTGGAACTGCACTTGATGTTTCTATCCGAACAGCAAATGAAAATTACGTTGTTGGTACGCATAAGACAGTTGATAATTTGGGATTCAATTCAGTTGACAAAAATGCTGTTTTGGTGACACCTCAAGTCGAAACAACTTCTTTTGGCTCAACAGACTCTACACAGGTGATTGCACGACTCTCCACAAATAATTCTAATATTTCCCCTATGATCAGTCTTGGAAACGCTCCAACGATCAAGGGTAGAAATTTCTTGGTGAATTCAAACTCAAATGCTGCTTCTGAGACATCACCAACAACTGGAACTGCTTTGGCACGATATGTTTCAAAACCAGTAACAGTAGCAACTCAGTCGAAAGATATTCGAGTTTTGGTGAATGCGGCATCCATCGATACCACATCATTTGCTGTGTTTGTTAGAACATCTATTTCGAGTGCCTCGGTTGATCACAAAGCTGGTAATTGGGTTCAATTGGTGTGTAAAACTGCAACAAATCTTTCATCAACTCTCACTGAGTTTAAGGATTATGAGTTTTTCACAACAAGTCAATTATCACCATTTGATGTTTATGATATCAAGATTGTTTTGTTCTCAGAGAATAAATACCAATATCCAGAAATTAAAAACTATCGTTCAATTATATTGGCAACATGAGACAAGTCGTAAATTCAGATGGTACAGTAATTAAAGGCTTATTCCGCAGAGCAGATGACTCACTTGTAGTTGTCGATTCTGTGGAGTTTCAAAAGAATAAAATTTCGCATGACGCTTTTCAGGCACTGAATTCTGAAGTGCAGTCATTAAAACAACAAATAGCAAAAATACTAGAGCATATCCATGGCTGAAATTATATACAGAGAAACTGCAACTGGCCCAATTCCATCCACAACTACAGTTAAAAACGCAATGTTGACTAACGTAGAAATGGATGGAAACATTCGTTCTATTGTGTCTGATTTATCAACTAAAGCATCCACAACAGCGCTTAATGCAGGAGTTCAAGCTGCTGCTGATTCTGCTATTGCCATGGCTATTGCCCTTGGTTGAAAGATAATATATGGCTTCTTTATCAATTTCTCATATCAATAATGTAACTACATTATCACATTCTGCTACAGATGTTGCAAAGTTTGCGGCAGGAACAACTCTGTGTATTTCACAGACATTAACTGATGGTGCAACTATCAATTGGAATACTGCACTTGGTCAAGTTGCTACTGTCACTTTGGGCGGAACTCGCACAGTTGCTGCACCAACCAATTTGATCCCAAATGCTTTCTATTCAATTGAAGTTTTACAAGATGCTATTGGTGGGCGCACATTGTCTTGGAATAGTATTTTCAAGTGGAATGCAGGTGCTGCACCAACATTGAGTACAGGTGCAAATGCGCGTGATTATTTCACTTTCAGGTCAGACGGAACAAACTTATATGAACAAGGACGTTCACAGGGGGTTGCATGATTATTCCTTCTGGTATTGGAAAAACAAATTATCAAATTCCTAGAAGTCTGAGATTTCGCGGATCAGCAACTGCTTATCTTAGCCGTACACCAACAACTAGCACAAGTTATCAAAAAGGTACTATTGCATTTTGGGTCAAGCGTGGTAATTTAACTTCAACAAACCGTGTACATATATACCAATCAAGTTATAACGTTTCACCATATCGCAGCAATGTTATTTGCTTTGAACCAACAACGGGTGAATTGGCTTGGCGATTTGAGTATCAAATAAGCGCCGGAAGTGGATGGAACACATCAATTGGTTTGACAACAAACGCAGTTTTTCGTGATACTTCTGCGTGGATGCATATTGTTTGTTCATGGGATACAACTCAAACATTAGCCAGTAATCGTGCAAAAATATGGATTAATGGTATCCAAGTAACGTCATTCAAAACTGAAATATACCCTGTTCTAAATGAGAATCTTCTTGTTGATACCAATGGGTATACCAACTTTATTGGTGATACCAATGGCAAGGGTGTGTTCACTCAGGGGACACCATTCGATGGGTATCTTGCAGAATATTACAGAGTAGACGGACAAGCATTAGATGTTAGTTTATTTGGTGAATTTGATTCTATTTCTGGACAATGGGTTGCAAAGCCATATACAGGCACATATGGCGCAAATGGATTTTACTTGCCATTTTCAGATACATCAAGTGTTGCGGCATTAGGATACGATAAAAAGCCAAATGTTGCTTCAGCATATACATTTACTGACACTTTCGACACATTTACTGGTTGGGTAGTGACACAGAATTCCAACACATCTGGCGCAACTGCGGGTGTTTCTGGCGGTTCACTTGTTGCAACTTCTTATGGTACAGGCTCTGGCTGGCATGGTGCTACTGTATCCAAAACTTTACCAAATATTGGTGATTTTGATATCACATTCAACAATGTTGTTGTTGGTAATACATCTGGTGATATACATGGTCTTTATATGATGCTTTATACCTCTGATGGCACAACTATCACATGGGGTTTTGAGGATGCTTGGAGTGATGATAATTCTGATACATTGGTGAATTCTTATGTCACTGTAAATGGCACAAAAGTTACCAGTGCAGTGATGCAATCATTCTCTGGTGATGTGAGACTTGTGAGAAGTGGGACATCATTATCATATTATCGTGGTGGAACATTTATTGGCACATATACTTGTAACAATTTGGCTCTTACAAGTATGTCTATTGTTTTTGATAACTATGCTGCAGCACCAGTACCAACTCAAAGTCTTGGTGGTGTGAGTATTTCTGGAACTCAGAATACAGGAGTAACACTCAATAACTGGACACCAAACAATATTAGTTTGGCAGTGACTAATGCATACAATTTGCCTGGGTATGACGTAATTAATGGGTCTGGTATGTTTGGAACATCATTACCACCTGTTGGTAATGGCACAAACTCTTTACATTTTCCAAGATCAAATACAACATATACATTCAATACAACTTTCACAGCCAATTCTAAAATTGAATTGTATTGTTATACTGATAATTCGGCAAATACAAACCCATGTACTGTAACTGCCAATGGTGGTACTGCAAAAACAGTTCCTTCAAGCGCATCATCATATAATTGGGTAAAAGTTGATTTGGGTGTAACGAGTTTAACATCTATCACTGTAAGTAATTCAAGTTGGCCCGGCACAGATTTTTGGGTTGCTGGATTTATTATTGATGATGTTTATGTAGCACAAAAATACTTTTCATCTACCACATATGATAGTATGCTTGATGCACCACTCGGTGGTGGAGGTTCTGAGCGTGGAAACTATGTGGTTTTGAATGCGCTTGATACAGCAACAACAATGACCATAAGTAATGCTGCTCTACGCGCTACAACTGCATATAATGCACAGCAGTTTGCTAAGACCATACCATTACCTACAGGAAAATGGTATGCCGAATTTTCATATGAAAATATCTTTAGTGATACTGTTAATTATGTGGGTGCTGTTGCCTCCGGTGGCACTACTTTGACTCGTTTCTACTCATCAAGTGGTCAGCAATATAACGGTTCAGCGTGGAATACTTACGGTAGCGCATGGGCATATCCAAATACTATTGGTATTGCTGCGGATACGATAGCTGGCACGATTGAGTTTTTCCGTGACGGTATATCACAGGGTCAGTTATCCTTTGGTACTGGCGATATTTACCTATTTGTATCAGCTTATATTTCTGGTGGGTTGGCATATGTTGATGCCAACTTTGGTCAGCGACCTTTCAAGTACACTCCACCCACCGGTTTTAAACCTATACATACTGGTAATTTTCCTAACCCTACAATTGCAAAGCCAAATAAACATTTTGATGTGCTTGCATACGTCGGAAATGGTGGGGCGCAGGCTGTCACTGGACTCGCATTCCAGCCAGATTTTGTATGGATGAAAAACCGCAGTGCAGCGGCATCGCATCTGCTAAGTGACGCGGTTAGAGGCGGCGGGTTTGGCCTATCGTCAGATGCTACTGCCGCAGAATCCGCTAGTGGTTGGGTTTCGTCATTCAATTCAAACGGATGGACGTTGAATGTTGGTGGTAATGCGCAAGTAAACGCCAACGGCAATGCATACGC